AGCGTATTTGACTCACACCTGCAGAGCTAGCATATAAGTTTAATCGGGCATCACCATTAGAGGAGGTACTCTCAATAGTTACATTGGCATCCCCGTCAGAATCGAAAACATGCAAATCTGAATCAGGCGAACTCGTTCCAATCCCAACATTGCCTGATGAGTCGATGCGCATACGTTCTGTGGCGTCTACCTCAACAGCGAAATAGCTTGTACCTTCGGTTTGATTAGGGTCAATTTTGAAGATAGCATTGCCATTCTCTGCACTAATCTCCATCTGTCTGGTAGTCAGGTTGCTGTCGTAAAAACGAATTGTAGGGTTGCCCGCCTGAATATTTACAGTGCTTGTAGTGGTTGTCGTCCCAATTCCCAAACTCTCCGCACTCGCATCCCAGAAGAACTTAGCAGTTGTGCCTGTGTCCTCGTAGAAGCTGATGTCTCCGTTAGCGGCTATGCTTAGACGTTTCTTATCAGATGTTTGTAAATCAAGAGGTAAATAACTACCGCTTGAGCCATAGGATGTGCCTAAAGTGGCGGCAGAACCTGTGTTACCTATGTAAGTAAAGGAATCTGTAGATGATGCTCTAGAGACAATTCCATAGTTTCCTGTTTCTGTTTGTGCTGACCACAATGCCCCTGCGGTTGCAGGTACGCCAGCAGGACGAGAAGTTAGATTTACAAACGCAGTCCCCGATGAAACAAGCCCATCAGCAGTCACTGTGCCAGTAACGTTTATGCCTATTGAGGTTGTGGATAGTTTGGATGCGTTGTTGTGGAATAAAGTTACTGCACCATTTGCATACGCACTAAACATTTCTTCGTTATTTGCATTATTTTTTACACGAAAACTATCTGAGCGTACTGTTAAATCACCAGTATCATTTTTTATGGTTGCATTTCCACTAGCATGATAAAGACTTAAATCGTTACTATCGCCAATAGTTAAAGCATCTGTAAAGTCACCTAAAGATAAACCATCTGTAGTAATTACTCCAGTAACGTCAATGCCTGTTGATGTTGTGGCGAGTTTGGCGGAGTTGTTGTGATAAAGATTTACTTCTGCACCGCTTATAGCAGTTATATAATTAGTTCCATCTGCGTTTTGTAAACTTAGATTGGAGGCTCTGATAAGTAAATTACCTGTACCAGAATCTCTAATCAAACTACGTGAACCGTCATGATAAATCTCTAAGTCAGACCCAGCACCGAATATGGCTTTGTTGTTATCTCCAAGAGATAAATTACCTGACATTGTATCGCCAGTTTTAGTTACAAACTCTGCATCAGCCTGAGCTTCAGTATATCCATCTAATTGGACTACACCACCCTTGCTACCAATATATCCAGCCATTATGTTTGCTCCAGTACACTCACAATTACGTCACACGAAGATGCTGTATTGCTTGTTACAACTACAGTATCTGTTGCCTCTAAAATAATCTTACCATCTAAAACGGATAAAGCAGCTCCTGTAGGAAGAGGTACACCCTTAACTAGGTAAACACCTGCGGCCTGTACATCTACGTTTATAGCTGACCCTGTTCTATTTGCTACATTACAACCTATCATAACTGATGTAGTTGCACTTGGTACTGTGTATGTAGTAGTAGCGCTTGTACCAACAGATGCGCTTGTGTAGTTCTTAAATACGTTTGCCATTGTTTATATCACCCCAATGCTATGCTTAATGCTAATGCACTTGCTTCTGCAGTAGCTAATATGGTGGCTTTGTTATCGCCTTCTAGTGTATCAGCATCTAGAGAACCGCTAAGTAAGTTTGTTACATAGGATGTGGTTACTCTTGCGTCTATCGCTGAGTTTGCTCTTGCTGTAGTATAGTATAAGTTTGTACCCTCTGACAAGTTACCCGTGTTCTTAGCAGAAAAAGCTGTATTGAACCTAGCATCTGTGTAATATAAGTTAGTACCCTCAGAGAGATTACTCGTACTCTTAGATGTAAATGCAGAGTTAAACCTAGCCTGAGTATAGTATAGGTTAGAACCCTCAGCTAAGTCACCCGTGTCATGATTGCTTATAGATGAAACTGTTCCAGTGACGTTACCTACCAGGTTAGTCGCTAGAGACTTGTTCATAGCCCATCTGTCGTTAGATGAGTCATACGTAAATGTAGCGTTAGCACCGTCTACTGTAAGCCCAGCGCCATTGGCTGCACCTGCATTAGATGCACCTTCTGCTACTGTAATGTTTAGATCTGCTACAGATAAATTAGAAGAGTTTACTGTAGTAGTAGTACCGTCAACCTGTAAGTTACCTGCAACAATAAGTGTACCAGTAGCATCACCATGTGCAGCAGGGTCTATCGTAAATGATGCAGGACCTCTAATGTAACCTGTTGTAACTATATTGCCTGTGCTTAGTGCATCATTAGCGTCTAAGTAAACAGCCTTATCTGCAGGGAGTGTAATAAACACATCCTTAGTACCTGCAGAAAAACTAACAGCACTATCGCTGTTGCTACTCTCTAGTATAGTGGTTCTTGTAAGTACACCTGAATTATATGTACCTAATCCTACTTCCCATTCGTCATAATCACGATTAGAAATAGCGTAGTATGTAGTATCACTGTTGGCAAGGGCAGAGCTAAAAGACTCAAAGCCTGTAACAGCGCCACCCAACGTAATAGCACCAATGCCAGTAGTTGTAGTGGTTTCTTTTACTCTATCCTTGACAACGAGAGCCATAATATTGCTCCTTAAGCGATACGAATGATTGCGTTAGATGCGTCTGCTGTTGGGAACTGAACAACATAGTCACCATTTGTTGATGTCTTAGTTCCACCAAAGTCAATAACTGCTATAGCTTTATTGCCTTGTGATGTGTTGTAGATTATACAACCGTCTGCAGATATAGTAGCAGAAGACCAAGTAGTGTCATTAAAGTCAACAGTTGCAGTTGAGCCTGATAGTGCAATAGTCGCACCTGCTAATGTGTTTCCACCTGTAGTATAGTTAGTACCAGTAGCCTCGTCTGAGTTACCTGTTACTGTACTGTAATTAGCTGTAGATGCATTATAAGTCCCTGATGGAGAGTTCTTAATAAGTGCTATCTTTAGTGTGTCTGTATCTAGATCGTGAACACCACCAAGTAACTCTTGCTTGAAGCTGTTGCACATCGCCGTTGTAATAGCCATTGGTTATGTCCTTTATATTTATGAATGCACAAAAGGGCCAGCACTAAAGCCAGCCCCTAAGTTAATAGTTATATTAAGCAGCGTTGAACTTAGCTGTTACAATCGCTTCTGGGCGTAAGATCTTGCGGCCATATAAGTGCATCCCACGGCAGATGTCTGCAAAGCTATCTGGGTCACGGTATGTTTCCACTTTTGATAACTGTTCTGCAGTTGCGACTGCTGAGTCATGTCCAGCTACGATAACACCATAGTTAGTGTTTTGGTTAGCTGAGCCAGATGTTCCTGCGCCTGTACCTACTGCTGGTAAGTTGTTTGACTGATAAACACGGAAGCCGTGAATGTTTGCAGCCAATAAACCATTCTGTAGTCCTGCACCACCGAAGTCTGCATTTAACAAGCGAGAATCTTCGTCTTTTAGCATCTCGATGAACACTGGGTCAAGAACGATCCATCTACCTCTAGTATCAACATTTGCTACATCCATTGTACGAGACATACGTGCTAGTACCTGTAATGGTGTTGCAGTTGATGTAGACATAGCAGTTGCACCTGTTAAACGTGGTGCTAATGGGATCGAGTGATCACCTGCAGATGAAGTTGTGATGTTACCGAAGTCACCCTTTTTCAACTTGTTTGCAGCTAATAGTTCGTCTGATCCTGCAGCGGCATTTGCTTTAGTACCATTTACAGTTGTGTTTGCAGCTGAAGCAGCTGTATAACCTGACAAGTAACGCAATACATCTGTATCCATTGAGTCAGCCATTTTGTATGCTGCACGATCTGTAGATAGACGCATGAAGTCTACGTGTGAATGAGCCTCTTCAATATCATCCAATTTGAATGCAAAGTAGTTTGCTTTGTCGATAGTTAGTTTGAAGTCAGCGTCAACTAAATCTTGTGTTGCAACTGCAGTACCACGAGCTAAAGAATTAACAGTGATATCTGGTTCTTTAAGAATGCGCACTGAGTCGCCTTGTCCAGAAATCTCACCAAAATAGTCAGAGTTTGTGATTGCAGAAATAACAGCAGATTTTCTAAATGCTAACTGTGCTTGTTTTGAAAAGATCTCAGATGAGAAGTTTCCGTTGTTCAGGTTGGTGTAACCTGATGCCTTTGTAAATGCCATAATAATTTCTCCTATAGATATGACAGTTGGGGGAAGTAAAACATCATATCCACACAAGAGGCCAATACTTTTCTAGAGTATCTCTATTGCTAGATTTGCGGTCAAGCAGTAAAGGGTCTATACTTTATCGGGTAGTTCTATTAGTGGTTAGTGCTTAAAAGTTAAAGCATGTGCAGGTAGTTGATACCTAGCACTGCACATACTATAGTTTTATCTATTAATGCCTTAGTGTCAAGTGTTTATTAGGACATATCGTAGATAAACTTACCAGAGCGCATTGCACTCATGATTTCGTCTTGACGTTCCTCATATTCTTTGAGGGACATCTTGTTAATCATTGACTCGCTTAACATCTTGCTAGACTCTTCTGCATCTACAACAGTACGTCCACGAGCTTTGACTGAAGATGCTGCGCCTTTGTCTGCGCTGGGCTTCTTAGTTTTGATACCCTTGTCTAGTTTATACATGTCTATAACACGGGCTACAGACTTAACGTCTTCAGAGTTTTCATACAAAGCATCCTGATAAACTTTAGGTTGAGTATCTACCCAAGCATGAAACTCATCGTCTGCTCTTATAGCTTCAAAGTCAGGATGTATTGCTACAAGTTGTGCTTCAGCTTTTTCTCTTTTAGCTGTAGAGCGTAACTCTTCAATCTCTTGTAGTCTCTGATCTAGTTCTAAAGCTCTTTCGTTGGCTTTTTGTTCAGCTATTGCTTCAACTATACCTGCTACATCTGGATGCTTACTTGACCATGCGTCTATCTCTTCTTTAGACTTTGGTAGTACAAGCTCATTCTTTGCTGCTTTTTCTAGTTGCTCTTCTAAGCGTTTTATCTGTGCTGCTTGCTTCTTTTCTGTTTCAGCCATGTGTCTTTGTATATCACCATAGCGTTTCTTGAAGCTCTTCTCTTCAGCACTTAACTCTGCATCATCTTCCGATGCTTTGGTTTCCTCTTTGGCTTCTTCTTGTTTGGTATCACTTGCATCCGATACTTCGGTTGTCTCAGATCCTTCGCCATTGGGTTCTTCTTCAGGAGTTTCATCACTAGCCTCTTCAGCTACATCACCTTTTAGTAGTGCTTCTAGCTCTGCTTCAGCTTCTTTAATCTTAGCCTCATTACGCTTATGTGTATACGAGTGCATTGTCTCTTCAGTTAGTTGTGACATATTTAGTTCCTTATGTTGGGGTCAGCACAAGTGCCGAGTATCCTTATATTTATATGGTTTTGTCGTTATTGTTTATTTCTTTTTAGGTTTACTTGCTAAGCCACCCTTAGAGAAGCCACCGCCTCGTCTTATTTTAGAATCAAATGTTTCTTTACCTTTTTTAGTTCTAGGTATAGCTGATTTTTTTATTGCACCAGGGCTATAATCAGGTTTGTTACTATCATTTACTATA